CAGTTTCTCTCCACAGCGACAATAAAGTTGTTTAGCGACAAACGTACCCGGCGGGAACTTTGCTACCTCCCTGGCATTCACTTACACGTCTCCCAATCCACGCCCCGCCGGTCCCAATTAAAAGTGCTAGGCGGCGGCCAGATGGCCCGGTGTCCGTGGTCGCTGCCTTCTTTGTAGCCCCAATCGTCCTCGCCCAAGTCAGGCTCTCCCCATAAATGGATGCACCTCACGTCCCGTGCGTAGCCAACCTTCCAGCCCGCTTTCCTTAACTGCCCACAAATCCACTTCTCCTCGTCGTTGCGGCCCGGGTTCTGGTGCTTGCGCCAGCCGCCCACTTCCCGCACGGCCTCGGCACGCATCAGTCGCAGGTGCGCGCCGACGTGGCCCATCTCCTTGACCTCTGGTGAGCCGTCAAATAGCTTGCCGTGCTGGCCCGGTAGCGTGTGGGGCCGGGCGGCGATGGCGGCGTAGTCGGGGCGCGCTCGTAGCAGCCGCGTCAGTTTCAACAGCCAATCCTCGCCGTCTACTGGTGATTGCGGTATCAGGTCGTTGTCGGTGCTGATGTAAAACTCAGTGTCTGCTTCGAGCAATAATTTGTTGTGTCCCCAGTGCACGCCACGATTCTCAAAAGACCATTTTAGCCGACAAATCACTCCGGCTTCCAGTAGCTCAACCAGGACAACGTCAGTCCCATCCGTTGAGCCATTGTCCAGCACAATCAATCGGTGCGGCGCCGTCGTGCGCCGGTGCAGTTCCGTGATGGCCTGCTCTGTGATGCGGGCGCGGTCGCAGGTGAGCATGCAGATGTCAATCATTTAACGGCTCTCCTGTGGGCAGTCCGTTTTCACCTAGGCGGCGTATCTGATAATCGGCACTGCCCTTTTCACCTAAGTTATACTCAATGTTATGAAAGTGAGCACGTATAATACTCAGACCTATACCTGCCGCAGCGAACAATCCCAGATTGTTATTGAGATGTACCCAGTAGGCTTTCTTTCCATTCCAAATTCCATAGAACGCTCCTTCTATCATCTTGCCCCCTTGTACCCAATGTACAGCGTTTCTCTGTGATCTAAACCGTATCGTCTAACGCTATCTGGTCCAAGCCACGTCGCTGCATTATAAAACTCAACCTGAAATCCTGCTGCTCGCAGTCGCTTGACGTAGTCCCGTTCGGCGTAGATGCACACGTGATCCTGCTGCCCATAAGCAGCGTATCGCTGCTCTGGCGTGCGCGCCTCTGGGTCTTTTAGCGTCTCTGTCAACTTGCGCGACAGTGGCACTTGCAGCAGCGCCCAGCCGCCCGGCCTCAACACGCGGTACAGTTCGGCCATCGCCTTGGCGTCGTCCTCTATGTGCTCCAGGACGTGGACGCAGAGGATGACATCAAACCAGTCACCAATGAATTGGGTATCGGTCAAATCTACCTGCACCATTGCTTTGCCCGATTCTAGCGCGGCGCTGATATAATGTATTCGTGCAGGGGCTGCTCGAATGACTCGTGCCAGTCGCGGCGCGGGTGCAATGTGAAGTACCCTGGTCCATTTCTGCGTCGTCAGCAGATTGGTCTCCTCCCGCAGATACAAATATATCAACCGCTCCCGGTCCAGTGACCCGCAGCCGGGGCACAGCGCATCGGGCCGCCCGCCACCGCCAATGATCTCGACCTCGCGCAGAATGGCGGCGGTGTGGCCGAAGGGGTTGAACTTCTCGAACTCTTTGTTGCAGAAGGGGCAGGTTTTCATAGCGCATCAACGAGGGCTGAGATGAATACCTCCAGTAACACGCCCACTCCCATACTAGCCAATGCCAAAGGCCAAAGAGCCGCCGCTGCAATTCGCAGCACGCGGGAACTGTAACGCGCCTGGTGCATAAAATCCAACATGCCAATTGCGCAGAGCGCGTACAGGCCCGTCCCTCCAAAAATCAGCCACTTGTCCATCTTGCCCTCCTCATTACACCTCGTCAAGTTTCTCTACCGGCGACGTAGTCCATTCTCGCCAATCCATTGACATAGAACCGCTTTTCGTTGCATTCCATTGCTCGTCAAGTTTCTCTAGTTGCGGCACGGCCCAGCCGCGCCAGATGTGCAGTGGCATGAAGATGCCTTTGTTCTCATCCCAGCGGCATTTCCTGCAAACCTGGTGGTAGATTGCCACGCAGGAATCGCTGGCGGGAACTTGGCATTTGAAAAATTTGTGGTGACAATGCCGCTTGCGCAAAAGGTCTAGGCAGCACTTAATAGGTCGATGAATGAGCCACCATACCCCTGATATTGGTAAGGCGATGGGCCAGAATACAATAACTAACAGCCACCGATATTGAGGCTCAAATGTGCTAGCCTCCCCCAAAAACGCGACCACTCCCATCGCACCAAGTTGCCATAGCAGAAGCAAAGCTGTAATTAGCCACTTGTCCATCTTGCCCTCCTCACCTGATATAGTGAATATACAGCGCCGCCTTAATGATGTGCACCCGGTAGTGCATCGTCAACTTGCGGTAGTACGAAAAATCTTCCCCGTGGGGATTTCCCACCCACCGGCCACCGTCCTCTTTCCGCGCGCCGCTGTAGCCAGTTGTGTAACCCAGCCAATCGTCTATGCCACAAGCAATTTGCATCGGGTTTATCCACGGCGGGAACGGCCCCACCTTCTCGTAACACTCGCGGTGATACACAAACTCCCCGCTGCTGACCTTGCCTGACATGAACGGTGCGTGTACCGGCTCACCAGGATCGAGGGGCGGGTCCCAGGCGTGGCGTAGTTTAGTCCATACGGGAACCAGGTGTTTACCGTTCTCGTCCTTGACCACCCCATGCACGACTGCCCCGCAAGCCCAAAGGCGCGCCTCCGGTTCCTGCTGGATGTGGTAGTCGAAGGTGGCGAGGTACATCGGATCATAAGCGTCGTCTGAATCTGCCCAACAGAAAAATTCTCCTTGCGCCGCCTCAAACCCAGTATTGCGAGCGATGACCCGGCCCTGGTGCGGGATGCGGATGTAGCGGAAGCGATCATCTATTATATCATACATAGATACTAGTCCTTCCACATCCTCTTTCGAGCCGTCGTCAACTATGATGCACTCAAAGTCCTGGCATGTCTGTACCTGGATGCTGCTCAGGCACCGCTCCAGTTTCCCATCCCGGATCCGCTCCCAGGTCGGTATGATGATGCTGAATTTAGGCATTGTCCCTCCCACTTTGAACCCAGCGCGGCCTCGTATTCATCTCCCTAAAAACATCTCTGCGCCATTCAAGGTTAAAGACGTAGCGGAATAGAATAACCTGGATACCTCTTTTGCTGGTATTGTATAGATAGCGTATCCAATACAATCCAGTGAGGCAAATGGGAATTTTGCATAGATACCTGAATTTAGGCATCCTTGCGCTCCCTGCCCTAATCCTGGCAATTGCATATCCAATGATTACTGCCAAGATGAATATATCTATACTCAATCTCACTTTGTCCATTCTCTAGCCCTCCTCAATATCCCGCGCCACCAGCGCGGACACCGCCCCCAATCACTTGGCAAATCTGTTCTATATGTCGAAGTCGTCGAGTTTACCATATACGTCCTATACCACCCATCGTCTCTATGCTCCACGCTGAGGACTGTATCTTTGAGGGGCGGCACAAAAGCCCCCATTGCCTCGCTCTCAGTTTCAAACGGCCCCGCTTCTGGGTAGCCTTCTGTAGTTTTCGTGTGTGTCTTCGTATTCATTGTCTGGCCCTCCTCAATATCCAATAATAGAAGCGTCGTGGAACCCCGGTCAAATATAACATACCAACCATCATCCTCCTGAATAATGCTTACTATCGTTATGGATGCACATCTTATTGAGCCCGCGTATTCTCGAGCTCCTGCTTCTGTGAACGGCCCCGGCCAGCCTGCTGTTTTCGTATGCGTCTTTGTATTCATTCTCTAGCCCTCCCAATCACTGAACAGCGGTTCAATAAACCTAGAGAAAATATAGTCCGGGTTCCGCTCCTGCCGGATCCGCTTCTGCTGCGCCAGTACCACGTTGTGGTCCAACTCGTATGCTACCCGCAAGGCAATCGAATGGAAATAGTCGTCTACGTCGTCGTACTTCGTAGTAGTCTCCCCGTCCAGCCCGGTCAGTGCATTGATGCCGCTGCTGAACTGGTAGTAGGCAGCGTCTGGACCGTACACTGAGCGTGATGGGGGGAAGTCGCGGTTCAGCACCAGGAACGCCCCGCACAGCCCCGCCTCCTGCGTCACCAGGCTGTAGGTCTCGCTCACAGACGGGTGTACGTAGGCGTTGCACAGTAGCATCAGGTCGCGCACCATCTCGCGCGGCGCGTTGAGTTTCAAACTGTCGTCAAACTCCGAGGTGAACGTGACTTCGATGCTGTTGAGGTCGAGGTCTACCGCCAGCGCCTTGAGCCAGTCACGGTACACAACCTTGTCGCCGCCGGTCGAGTGAAAGTCCACGACGACAACCCGCACGCTGCGCCCGATGCGTTTCAGCGCCGCCGCGGTGCGCAGAACGTGCTCGACTTGTTTACCACGGTCCAGCCGGATCGGGTACACCAGGATGATGTCGGCCTCTAGTAGCCGCTTCTCCTGTACCAGTTTCCGCGTGATGTCCTGGAAGCCGAGGAAGCCGCAAACGTCGGTCGGGTGGGGCACGACGGCCACCTGATCCACCTCGCAGCGAAAGTTGGTCGCCACTCGTGGCACGTCGAAGGCGTTGGGGTACACGGTGAGTGAGTGGGGAAAGTGGGACTGTACCGGCTCCAGGCGCGGGTCGCGTTGCATCCACACCGGGCTGGGCGTGGCCGAATGCACCCAGTGCAGCCAGCGTACGTCGGAGTGGTCTCGCGCATACCGCCGCGCCGCCATGTTGTGCCACAGCATCGAAGCCTGGTAGATGAGGTCGTGGGTGATAACCACGTCTACGCCCTCTAAGACTTCCTCGAATGAGGTGCGCAGTGTCCGCACAGTCTTCTGCCAGCCATCGTGAAACTCTACGTTGTTGGACTTCGTCACGTGCGGCAAGTAGCGCAGTTCGGCATATTCCCAGTTGCGCTGGGGCTCGAAGCCCTCGTCCACGACGCCGCGCGGCTCGTAGCCTGCACGGTGGAGCATGCCCAACTGCTCCTCGGCGATGATGTTCAGGCTGTAGGTGCTATCAGGATACCCAAAATCCGTGAGAAGTGAAACGGTCTTCATTTGCCCTCCTATGCTCCCAGTTCCTCCAGTAGCGTAGCCAGCGCCCCCTCGGCCCGGCCCTTCGGCTCTACCTTCGTCACGCGCGGTTCTAGCCAATGCGTCGGCCTGCCGTCGCCGTCTACTATGACCACAAAGCGGATGACTTTGTAGCCGTTGCCGCCGGCTACGCTGCGCAGACGCTCTATCACCGACTGCCAGGCGGCGATGGGCGCAGGGTAGTTGTAGCGCGGGTTGCAGGGGACGGTTGGGGTTGTGGTCATTGTCCCTTTCCCAACAGCACGATTAACCAATCAACAAGGAATCTTACCACAGGATAGAAGACGTAACCCAAGGAGAAACGTAGCCGCTCCATTGGGACAAATACGCCATAGTGATAACATTCTAATATATCATCTATTGGGTCAGTATCTTCCATCGCCCTCCCTCACGGCAACCGGGGCAGCGGCCCCTTGCTCAGTGGCGCGTCGGTCACTACGAAGCCGTGCCCGCACCGCCAGCCGCCGCAGTCCAGGTACGGGTTCGGCGGGTTTTGTGGCCGCACGTCCACGCGCTTCCAATAACTGGCACGTTTCACTTTGCCCTCCAATTTCGCGCAGGATGCGCAGGGGTCCTTCGTCGGGCGTATCCTGGCGAACTTCAGTTTCTGGTCTGCGCAGGCCATCACCTTGGCGCGGTTGACTATGTCCAGATACCGATTAACCCATACCTGGCCCCGCGCCATCAGCGGCCTCAGTAGGCCGCCGTTCGCCTTGCTGCCTGCCTCGATGTCAATTGCTAGCCGTCCGATGTAATTCTCTTCGTGAAATATCGCTTGGCGCAGCGCAGTCTTTTCCTCTGGCGATAGATCAGCAGGCATAATTCCACAGGCGGCTGCCCCTTCGTACCAGGCAGCGGGGATGCCCCTGTGAATAACTGAAAGCATCGTATCCGTAAACTGGTTATAGTCCAACGCCCCAACCCAAAAGCCCCTGATGGCTGCGTTTATGCCCCTGCGGTAGTTGACGCTGCCTGCGCTCACTTCTCTATAACCTCGCGATCCATCAAGACACAGTGCAAGTTTACCTCGCGCCACTGTGCGATATGTTCGCTGAGATGCTCGCCGCAAATGGCGGACAGAGGCAAATCATCAGAGTTGCATAATAGATAGTTCCACCTCGCATAATTCTGACAACCCTCGTGACAACACGTTGACGACAGTGTGCCCTCTTCATCCTGCTCTCTGTCCATCGATGCGGGCGGCATCCAATCATTAGGCCACGGCATGCCGGGATGATGCCATACGAGCGGTTGGCCGTCCGGTATATGGCTATAGTCTATCTTTTCGCCGCGCAATCGTGTCAGTATCCTATAGATAACTGTCTCTACATTCAGCGGGTCAGTCTGCATTGACCACCAGCAGTCGAGTGCTTTATCTACGGAATGAAACTCTAGCGTACTGCCACAGCCACCGGTGAGTATATACTCTGCACCCTCGAAGGTGAAGAGCATATCACATTCGCAGCGCGTATCAGAATATGAGCACTTCTCAAATACAACGCCCGCTGCCATGAGCCGATGAATGAGATGCACGGTATGATACCGTCCATTTCTGGCCCAGCCAAAAAAGTCTACAGTTAGCGCACCCTCGACATTGTTCACTCCTGCCCTCTGTCCAATAGCACGCCGCGCTTCATAGATCGTGGATCGAGGCGCGGGTCGTCTGATGGCGGTAACTGGTATTCCTGCCCCCTGTCTAACAGCATCCCCAGTGCATGCTCCGCTGCCTGCTCTGCCGTAATCGTGCCAGCCTCCAGGTTCTCCCGCGTCACGCGCACGGCAGCCGATACCGCCGCCTCTACTTCCTCCCCCACTCCAAACGCCTCGTCGCTCGCCACCTCGTCGGCGTCTACCACGCCCAGCGCCTGCAACGCGATGCGCCAGATGATGGCAACGATGCGCTGCGCGGTCTCTGAGGGTATCAGGCCAGCCTCGACCGCCGGGAATAGCGTTTCACGGAACAGGGCCGTGACGGCGCTGGACACCGCCACCAAGTCAACCTCCACCAGCCGGTCAGTGCTGACTTCCGCCTCGTAGGTCTCGAATGATGCGCCGCCGTAGCGTTCGGCCATCGTCAACACGATGCGTACCATCTTGCGGAACTGCGCGCTCCAAAAGAGTTGATAGCGTGAGAACTGCATCAATAGCGGCTTCTCCATACTGGTCGCTGTGGCAAGCCGGTAGGCATCCCCCATCCCGGCGTAGTGCGGGAACAACCCGAAGCCCAAGAGCGCCTGCCAGGCCAGCGCCTGCCCGTCCTCTTTGGCGTCGCCCGCGCCGGTGGACATCGGCAACCGCTCCAGCGTAGCGGCTTTATTCTGTAAAAATGTAGCAGCCACCGGAGGTGGGTTAGTTTCTGTTTGGCCGCCCGTGACAAAGGCGCTCTGCAACTGAGCCTTGATATTATCTCTGGCACGTGAACCGCCTTCGTGTGTCAGCGTTTGGAAGAACATCGCGAACCCGGCGGCAATGGAAGTGCGGTTCTCCCGAAACTGCTTGTGCGCCCGGCTCCACGGTGCGGCGGCGGTGCTCAACGGCCAGCCGCGCATGCCGCCCTTGCGGTTGTCTGCGATATTGAGGATGCAGACGGTCGTGCCATTCCCCTGCTCGTCAGCCCGAATGGCATTGCCTGGCAGAACGTCGTCAGGTATCTCACCGGTCATCGTCACCAGCCAGTCGGGATAGTACCAGGTGCGAGAGACACTTTGCTTGTCAGTCCACACGCGCTTGTAGAATAGCGGGGTACTGTTGTCCTCTGGGTCGGTCACGATCTCTGTGATTTCCTGGGTATCAATCGTGCGGATGGTCGTCTCGCCGTCCAGCGTGCTGGTATAGAATACCAGTATCGTCTCGCCGTCCACTTTGAGCGTGTTGGACAGGTGATGCAACTCGTCGGCAGCCAGCACGGATTGGTTGCGGTCGGCCTCCCAGAATTCCAGCCACGGCTCTATCGCTGCCTCATCCAGCGGCTTGATAGAGATGTTCTCGCCGAAGCCGTAGTCGGTCCACAACTGAATCGACCACCCAGCCAGCACGTCGTATCGCCACAGCCTGCGGCTCTCGTCGACGGCCCGCGTGCGCTCCCGCTCTTCGTCGCCACCGTAGCCTGCGCCCATTCTCTCCCACGTTAAACGCTGCACGGCATCGTAGAGGATGGCCGAGTCTATCTCCGCCAACTGGGCCACTAGTTGCTCAGGCGGCAAGTGGTAGGGGCCTTCCTGGTATGCCTGTAGCCACAGGGCGGCGGTCTCCTGGAGGCGGCGCTTTTCGTCGCCCAGCAGGACGTCTGTGAATCGTTCTCTAAGTGTCGGCATGGTTCACCTCATTTGTCAAATACTACGTGGCCTTCCTGTTCTTTGCCACAAAGCACACACACACGACGCGACTTGTCTCGTTGATGCTTGCGCCACATGTGCTGTGGACATTGCTCTAATGTCACCAAGTCCATTGGCCCGTTACACTCTGGACAATGGCTATATACAATGTCGTGAAACATAATATAGCTCAACGGTGTCGCCATGGTCAACAACCAAAATGCCCCGTGCTGAATATCTATCTTGGCCTTGACTGTTATATCTACCGCTGTGTTGTGCTGTGCATATATGCCACAGCCCGCGCAATAAAATAGCGTTATAGACATTTGCCCTCCTCATTCGTCGAATACCACCCGGCCTTGCTGCTCCATGCCGCAAAGCACACAGGCGCGGCGAGACTTGTCTGGTAAGTCACCATCCCACATGTGCTCCGGGCACTCTTCCGCGGCTATCAATTCTGTCAGTCTATTGCATTTCGGGCAATAGGCATGCACAGCACTCTTAAAAGAGACGTGGCCCACCGGTACCGGCAGTTCTGATATTAAAAGCACCGCACGCCTAGCGTCTACTTTGGCCTTAACTGTCACGTCCACCACTGCGCCGTGCTGTATATACTGCCTGCAATGCTCGCAATAAAATAATACTATAGGCATTTGCACTCCTAATATCGTTACAGACATTTGCCCTCCTCATTCGTCGAATACGGCCCTACCGTATTGCCTTTCATCACAGAACATACAGATGCGCGTCGGTCGATTCGAGCACTGGGCCCCCCAAAAGTGCGGACACTCATCCAGCGTCACAAGTTCTGTCGGGCTGTCACATTCATCACAGTAGCCCTCTACAAAGTCCTCTAGCGGAATGCCAGCCTCCGGATAAATATCACCTCGTACCTGAAACTCTCCGCGCTTAGCATCTAGCCTGGCGCTAACGACCAGGTTCACCTTTGCGCCGATCGAATAGTCGCCGCACTTTGAACAACGAAGTAGCGTGACAGACATTTGCCCTCCTCAGTACCGTGGCCCAATGCGCGTCGGCATGTAGACCAAGCCCGCTTCCTCGCGCGGCTCTGTCAGCTGAGCGCAGATATAGCGCAGACTGTCGAGCAGGTGGAATCTTTCCTTGTCTTTTATCTTCTCTGTCATGTTGCCCGCTTTGTCCCGCACTCGCTGGTACGAGCCAACTTCGTCCAGCAGGTGCTCGCAGTTGTCGTGCACGACCAGGGCCACGTCCTTGAATAGTTCATACACGCGGCTAATGCCAACCCATACATCACCGAAGGGCGGCTCCATGAGAGGGATGCCGGCCCCCTGCCAGTCGGCACGCGCCTGCCGCTCAGACGGACCGCCGCCCACCCAGGCGGCGACGCGCTCGCTCTGTGACAGTTGCAGAATAGCGCGAGCATGGCCCGGCGTCGTCTCGCCGAACGGCTCGTAATATTCGCGGTAAGCGTGAAGTTGCACCTTGTCGGGGTCATAGGCCAGCCAGATAGCAGCAATGTATTCACCCAGCGGGTCGATGCCGACGACGCGCGGCCAGTGCTGCGGGATGGGGAACGACTTGGCTTTGTGAATATCCTTGTCAAAACAGTCATAGATTAGCGTCCGTAACTGCGCCACCCGCCCGCGCCAGAACATGGCAAACTCATCCGAGGGCATCGTGGCCTGCGCCCGCTGGTACTCGCTCAGCGGGTAGGCCGGGTTGGCGATGCTGTCAAACTGGATGAGGCAGATATCGGCCTCGGCGTTGTCGGTGCGCTCGACCTCTGCGCCAGTGTCCAGCGTCACAAGTTCGACGTCGCCGCCGTCCGTAGCAGGGTCGATGAACTCTGACTTGACCCAGCCCAGGTTGTAAAGCGTCGTCGTGACCAGCACGCGGCCCTGGTGCAATGCGATGCGCCGCTGTATGCCACGCCAGGCCGTCAGGGCGAACCGATCCTGTCCGGCTTCGTCAAGCCAAGCCGCCTTGGCCGTGGCCGACTCCAGGCCGCCCTCAGCATCGGCACTACGCAGAATGATACGGCCCCACATCGGGTCGATGCTGCGCGTGGCCCTGAACTCTTCTGTCTCGGGGTCTCGCAGTTCGATGATGCGGTCTCCAGACCAGTAGCGCCCGATGCGCAGGATGTCCACAAAGACCTGAAGCATTGCGGGAAGCATGCGCAATTTGAAAAGGTCATAGACGGCGGTCACTGCCAGGTAGTCGCCGCCGCCCAGTCGCTTGATCTCATTAGCCATCCACCAGGGGCCGAAACAGGTCTTGCCGCCCTGCGTACCGGCTAGCATCGCTGTGTAGCGGCGCTCGCTCTCCCAGGCCCAAGTCTGTCCTAGATGGAAATCTACAAATGTTGCCCCATCCGCCCCCCCCATGACACAACGTGGCGGCACATCAATAGGCGGCGTTGGTTTCTGCCTCAGTTCCCAGAGTATCTGTTCTCGTTTTTGATGGCTCTTCCTTGATGTGGCGCAATCGTATGAGTTCTTGCTCAATAGCAGCATTTAATTCATCCTCACCCATGCGCACTTCTACTATTTGCCGCTGTTGCTCCATCTCCGCCGCCAGCCGTCCCAGTTCCGATGCTACCTGCATGAACCGCGCTATATCCCGCTGGCTCCAGCGTACCGGGTTGACGATGGTAACCGCTTTTGACCTGCCGTCTGAATACGTCTCCTCGACTCTCTCGACCTGCGCCAGCGGGAACTTGAGCATCTGCTCAGCGCGGTCGAGCAGGGTCTGGGCCTGCTCCCATTCCCCCTTGCGAATATCGCGGCGGCGCTCGTCCCACTCCGCTTCGTCCTCGGCAGTCTTGATATCTTCCCAGGCTGAGACGCGGGCCTGCCAGTGGTAGCGCGCTGACCAATGAAACAGGGTGCGCGCATGTCGTGTCGGCGGCTTTTCTGCTGATGGTTCGCGGTACACCTGCTCCATCTTACGCAGCGACCGACCCGGCCCCATGAGCGCATAGTCCCACAGGGCAACGTTGCTCTTGCGGGTCTCACCGGTGCACCTCGCCAATGGGTCATCCTGTTTCCAGTTCACGCGCTTTCACTCCACCCGCCTCGGCTCCAGGCCCATCTGGGACAATCTTTCAAGACAAACTGAAACATACGGCAGGTGTATCTCAATTCCCCTGCATACCCTGCCAAGCATTTCGCAACTCACCATCGTTGTGCCGGAACCGAGGAAGGGGTCAAGGACAATACTAGCGGGCGGGGCGCTGTTGCGCATCGCGCGAACAACTAATTCAACCGGCTTCTGAGTCGGGTGGAATTCATTGGCCATCGCCCTGTCTATATCCCAAACTGTGACTTCGTTACTTGGCCCGAACCAATACGGCGACTTCCCCGCCTTGAAACAATATGCAATTGGTTCATGCTTTTGCTTATACTGACTTCCCATCGCTCCAAACTGAGCAAGGTTCTTATTCCAAATAATGAGAGCCCGCTGAATAAATCCATTGTCCGCCAACGAGTTATACACCGACCTAGCGTTCGCGTCCGCGAACGCTAGGTATAAGGCCACCTTGTCCTCTGTGAAATGATCAATCAATGGGAGAGACGCTGCATACATATTGACTTCATCGTCATTTTCCAGCATGGCCCACTTCTTGGTTCCGCCCGTATATTTCACACCGTATGGCGGGTCGGTGAAACAGAAGGACGCCTTCTCCCCACCCATCACCCGCTCCACCACAGCGGCATCAGTGCAATCCCCACAAACCAGCCGATGCGCCCCAATCTCCCACAGGTCGCCCGTCTCCACCTGCCACTTCTCTTGCAACTCAGCGGCCTTGTCTACCTGCGCTCCAGGATCTGCCACCGGCTCCCCCAGGCTCAGACCCTCGTCCGCTGCCAGCCTCTCCAGCAGCGCCCGCACCGCCTCGCTCTCAGTCTCCACCGTTTTGAGCAAGGCGTCGAGCGCATCGGATTCGGCTTCTGCGAGAGCGGCGATGGGGTCGAGGGTTGCCAGTATCAGGCGCTCTTGCTCCTCGGTCCAACTGCCGATGAGCACTGGCACTGGCCCGTCGTGGCTGATTTCCTGGCGCAGGTGGCCGTCAATGAGGCGGTTGGTGCGCTCATTGAAAAGCAACGCCCCGGCCCATCCCACCTCGCCGATGACTGCCTCCAGCGCATCCTTCTGCGCCTTCGGATGGCGACGCCAGTTCGCGGGGTTGGGCGTGAGGGTCTTGGGGTCAACCCATTCTAGTCGCAACTTCTCAATCATAGCCTATCCCCTGCCGCGAGGACTCTACCGCGAGTACTCGTGGCGGGCACAGCGGGCAACCGGGGACGCAATGCGTAAAGGAGAAGAAACCGACTTACATGCGTCCCCGGCCACCGCTCCGGA